CAGAAAATGTGCGATACGGCGGTGCATGATATTTCCGAGTTTGGCGACTTCGAGTGGTTTGTCTCGGATGAGCCGTACATTGGGTGCAGCTATGATGAGCATGGAGCGCCTATTTATGATGATGTGCCGTTCTAACGCGAATTTTACAGGCCCTCATATGGAGAAATCCAATAATTTAACTGGAGGTTTGTGAAATGAATAAACTTGGAAAAGCAGTTCTGATTGGTGAAACCATTATGGTTGTTGGCTTTATATCATATGTAGCCGGGGCTACTGATATCGTTTACGCTTTACGCGATTCGACATTGGCAGGTTTTAATGCTACCAAATATGATGTTGAGAATAATTATTCTGGTGGTTTTAGGCAATTGATTCGCTTAGCATTATTCCGTGCAGCAACCGATATTAAGGACTAACTTCAAAGGCTACGGCCCTGTGGGAACATGGGGTCTTAGCCTTTTCATTTTGAATGGAGTGGTATTTTGACTAAAGAAAAAGCAGAAGATCTTTTTAGCTATTGGCTCCGTATTCTTGGGATTGAAAATTGGAATATTGTTTTTGATTGGGCAGTACGGAAATCCAACATGGCACTCGAAGATACTTATGGGACATGTACCTATAATCGTGAAATTCAATCGGCCATGATACAAATTATGGACGAGCTGGATATTGGAGCCACGGATACACTTGCGCCTTTTGACTATGAAGTAGTGTTAGTTCATGAGCTTCTTCATATTAAATTTGCATGGGCGGATAATCCGGTTAATGACCTTGAAAAAGCACTTACGCATTCTTTGATCCAAGAGCTTGCAAAGAGCTTTGTTCAAACCAGGCGGACGCCTAACTAAAGGAGTGATATTTTCTGAAAGCAAAAGACTATTTTAAGAAGTACCTCGACACCTACAAGCATCGTGAGTATTACGGCTTTACTGACAAGGAAGTTGGGGCGCTGATCCGTAAGGAGTTTATCAAGGAGACGAACGAGCTGATCGACCTGAGAAAAATCAAGTCGAACTGGCAGCTCGTGACGATTCTTGGCGAGCAAAACGACAAATGGAATGCCCTGGCGAAGATCTTTAAAAACAACCTGGGGTCGAGCCCTATCAACAAAAACGAGTTTCGTCGCAGAATTGTGCCGGAGGAATGGCCCTCGGTAAAAGAGCCTGCTGGTGACTGCGACAATGATATTTGAAAAGGAGAAAACTGTAATGGCTGAACGTATGAATAAACTGGTGATCGACAATGCACGTCTGATCTTCAAGAATTTCTCGGGAAAGGGCGATAACTACAATCGTGAGGGCGACCGCAATTTTGCTGTTATCATCGATGATCCCAATGCCGCTGAAGATCTGGCCGATGCTAGCTGGAATGTGCGTCCTCTGATCTCCAAAGATCCAGATGAGGAGCCTACCCATTATATTAAGGTGAAGGTCAGCTTCAAGGTTCGTGCTCCGAAGGTTCGTCTGCTTTCGAATCATAAGCAGGTCTTCCTCAACGAAAACACGATCTCCAGCCTGGACTTTGCTAAGATCGAAGAGTGTGGCGTTGTCATCAGCCCGTATATGTGGGAGGTCAATGGTAAGAGGGGCATCTCGGCGTATCTGGATTCGATGTATGCAAAGATCGAGGACGATCCGTTTGCAGATAAGTATGCGAACTATGTTGAAACCGAGATCGATAATCCCGATGGTTGCCCGTTCTGATTGATATTTTGGGGTGCCCGATTTGAGAGGGTTAAACGGCGTATTACGGTACGGCCCCAATGAAAGGAGAAAATGATGGCTGCATTTATGAAAGGCGACCGGGTTGCTATTACAGATCCTGTCTCTCCGTTTCGTATGAGACCTGGGCGGATCTCTGATATTCAGTTTACCAGTAACAACGATCTTTTCTATAAAGTTGACATTACCCACACCGAAAATTCTGTTTGGGTTGATAAGCGTAACATTATTCGGCTGATGGAGCCTGAGCAGGAACTTTGGAAATTCTTTATTTACCAGGATCGGCCGATTGTCGCTTACACTGTGGCTGAAGAATTTTCTGGCGAAGAATGGGATACAGTTCTATCTATCGCGAACGGGAAAGGTATCCCTATCACTAATATTTCTATTCGACTTGGCACTATGAATAAAATTATTTGGGAGAAAGGAGACGCAAATGAGGAAGTTTGAACCTGGTAATGTTTATTCTACTCCGGGTGTGAATGCAAAGCTCGAGGATGCAGGGTTTATGCGGTTTATGATTGTCTCTTTAAACCGGCATATCAACGGTGACTGGGGCAACATGTGTGATGAGGATAAGGCCGCCAACGAGGAAGCACTTGTGTATGGGCTGCGGCTGATGAGTGTCTATAAGCGCATGGACCATCCCGATGACACGATTTGGATAATTACGGAAGCAGATCGAAGTGCTACTACGATTTTGCTGCCGGACGAATATTGATATTTTGGAGGAACTAATTATGATGGTTTTATTTTTGATCGGACTTATGGCATTGATTGGGGCGGGGCTTATGATCATCTCTGGAATCCAGGCAATAATCAGCTTAGGGATTGCCCTGATTATCAAGATGGTTTTGGGCCTGGCCGGAATCGTTTGTGGGATTTTGCTGCTCATGTTTGTGGTGGCTATTGTGGAGGATTTGACGAGCAAATGATGTTTTTACAGATTTTGGGATGGATTTTGATGCTTCTGCCACTTGCTGGTATCTTGATTCTATCGTTTATTGCCGACTGGCGAGGAACTCTCTTTAGCCTAGCTATGGTGGGGATGATGTTTCTCGGGGCATTCTTATTAAGAGGTAAATTATGAGTTTACGAGATTGTCTGTACCTTCTGGGCGTTATGGTGCTTATATTTGCAGCAGGAGTTACTGGGCGTTGGGATTACCTCGGCCACATGCTCGATGGTGCGGTTATAATGTTTTTATATTTGAAAGGTAAAGAAAAATTATGACTTCGATAATTATGGTGCTTTTTATAATTGGGCTTATAGCCAGCGGACTCTTGATCCCAGCAATATTCGTGGAGATTTATGGAGAAACAGATAGCATGCTTGAATCTTTGGCCGCGACACTGTGTATTATTCTGTTGGCATGGCTTTTGTTTGCTGCCTTTGTTGGAATCATTGTGTTTCCGTACTATTTTATTACAGTTTTACTGAGGTGATTGTATGAGAACATTCTTTCATATTTTAGGCTGGATTCTGCTGCTAACACCGTTTATTGCACTTTCTGTAGCCGTGGCATTGACATACGGATGGACTGGGGTGCTGGTTCTGGGTAGCACAGTAGCTTTAACTGGGATTATTCTCTTGGCTATTTGGTTGATATCCTATTAAGGTGATAACATGATGAAACTTTATGACTTCCAGCTTGAAGCTATTAAAAAGATGAAGCGGGGCTGCATTCTTTGCGGAGATGTTGGAAGTGGGAAGTCGATTACTTCTCTTGGATACTACTATCTACGAAACGGAGGCGATATTGAAAGCTTAAAAGGCGGAGATTATGTACCTATGGATGACCCGCCGAAGGATCTTTATATTATCACAACGGCCCGAAAGCGCGATACTCTCGAATGGGAGAAAGAGCTTGGGCCGTTTCTTATGTCCACGCATAAGGATTGTGATATTTACAGGCACAACGTTGTGGTGGACTCGTGGAACAACATCAAAAAGTATGTTGGAGTGTACGGTGCGTTCTTTATATTTGATGAACAGCGTGTAGTAGGATCTGGCAGCTGGGTGAAGGCGTTTTACAAAATTACTCGTAAGAATGAGTGGATTTTGCTGTCGGCTACCCCCGGAGATACCTGGAGCGATTATATTCCGGTCTTTGTGGCAAATGGGTTCTACAAAAACAAGACAGAATTTTTACGTAAGCACGCTGTTTATTCACAGTATTGCAAGTCGTTTCCAAAAATCGAACGGTTCGTGGATACAGGGCACCTATGCAGACTGCGCAATGATATTTTGGTGCCGATGGATTTCAAGCGAGATACCGTGCAGCATCACGAGTATCTGATGGCGGAGTTTGACCGAGAAGGGACGAAGCAGCTTTTCAGAACCCGTTGGAATCCGTGGAAGAACGAACCGATTGAGAATGCTTCAGAGCTTTATTACTGTGCCAGGAAGATTACGAACTCTGATATTTCCAGGCAGACACTAGTTTTGGAAGTGTTTGAGGATCATCCGAGATTGATCATCTTCTATAACTTTGATTATGAGCTTGATATTTTGAAAGGGATGAATTTTGGTGAAAGTGTTGCCGTGGCAGAATGGAATGGGCATAGGCATGAACCTATACCGCAAACCGATTCCTGGGTGTACCTTGTACAATATACTGCGGGGGCAGAAGGATGGAACTGCATCACAACTGACACGATTCTGTTTTACTCCCGAAACTACTCATACAAAATCTCAAAACAATCAGAAGGGCGTATTGACCGACTGAACACACCTTATAAGGATCTATATTACTACCATCTCACTTCTAAATCCTTCATTGACCTGCGGATTGCCAAGGCCTATGAAGAGAAGCGGGATTTTAATGCAAATCGAGATTTCAAACGTCACTATGGTGATTTCTGAAAGGAGAAATTCAGATGAAATTCTTAATTGACAGGGCTTCTTTGGGAGCCGATGATGTAAAGCCGTGTGAAGGAGCTATTAAACTTGATGGCGGCGGTTATGGGATCAAGATTAAAAACATTGAAGATCTCATGAAAATTATCGATGAAACTGGATTTCCGATTATCGTGTATGGCCAGGACCACAACTATAAAGGGTCTCTCCCATTTCTTAGTATTTACGATGACTATATCGAGTGAGGCTACGTGATGGGATACAAGGCTCATGATCATCAGGAAAGACGGTGTATGGATTGCCTGTTTCTGAAAAGACGCAAGACCTGGAATAATTCTAAACGATATTATGAATACGGATGGTTCTGCACATGCACAAATCAGGAGATCCACAAAATTAGAAATGAAGATTGCTGGGTACTTAGTGATTCGTACCCATACGGAAAAATGGAGGTTAAGTAAAATGGGTGTTTTTGCATTTGTTGGCGGTATCATCATTGGGACTATTTTTAGCGCTACCGCGTTATATTTTACCACCATGAAAGATGATGAGAAGGAAATTGAAGCTGCTCGCCAGGAAGCTGCTACCTGGGAAAGCCAGGCGCGGCACTGGGAAGCCGAAGCAATTCGTGCGAAAGACAATGAGCGAATTGCACGAAAGATGCAGCAGTATTGGAGAGCACGCTGCATGAATGAGCACTTTGGATTCAATGCCGCCTGTGATGGTGACGGAGTCCGACCGGTGGTTGTTTGCCGAGACGAAAACAATGATATTTGTGATGGGCTGCTTTTGGCTGCAGTAAAGGAGGAAAGCGCAGGATGAGTGAGAGCAATGTGCTGATTTTGCAGTGTGATGTGGTGCTCAAGAACTATGAAATGAATGAACTCTACGATACAATCCTCGAGCAAAAGAAGCAGGGTGTGATTTTGCTTCCGTCTTATGTCAAAGTTGTGAATGTTCCAGAGGAAGTGACCAATGGAGAACTTGTTGTTATGAACAGTGAGGAGTACAAACCTGAGCCGAAGAGGTATGTAATCAAACGAGTTAGCGGGAGCAAGGAAGTCTCTTATGTACTGAATGTTAGACCAAGCTATGGACGTGCATTACTTGTTGATTATACAGAGTATAAAATGATCGCTCGAGAATTTCGTGAGAAAGAGGCCAATGAATTGCTGAAAAAGCTCGGAAATGGCTACGAAATAGAGGAACTTTAATATGGAAACTCGTACTAAGGAAGTCTTTTATGATATTTACTGCAAGAAGTGCAAGTATTACGAATTGGAGCCGTACAAAAACCCGTGCAACGAATGCCTGGCGGAACCGTATAACATGGACAGCCACAAACCTGTGAACTTTAAGGAGGATAAGTGATGGAATTTGGTAATGTGTATGAAGTGTTCGAACCCGGCGATCTAGTAAAGATCAATAATGTTCGTAATATTCATTGTGGACGCACTGGAACTATCATTGGCATATCACATACAGGTCCAAATGATGTTTGTTACTATGATGTCAGACTTGATCCAACTGTGTTTGACGTTGGCCGAGATGTAAAAGGCTTTGATATTTGGGTAGACGCTAGAAGCCTTACGCACAGATTTCCTGAAAAAACTGAAATTGTAATGGGGCTTCGGAGTTGCAAAACATTGTATCAAGGTTTAAAGAAGCTTCAAGATGAACAAGCAGAGGATACAGTAGAGTATACTAAAGAACTGCTCAACAAACTCATTGGAGGTACTGATGAAATGAAAAATGTCGATGTTAAGAAGATTATCTTTAGCGGCCCTAAGACGATTGTGCTGTGGAGTGATGGGACAAAAACCATCGTATCCATGAGCAAAGATGAAACAAACTTCGATCCGGAAGCCGCTTTCTGTGCTGCTTACACGAAGAAAATGTTTGGAACAAACAGCAAAATTAAACGTGTTATCAAAGAAAAATCCAACATTGAGCAGCACCAGAGAATTGTTGAAGAAAAGCTAAAAGAAGAACTAGCAAAGATCAGTCAAGACTATGACAAGTTTATGAGAGAGCTATGCCCCTGGCTTTACACCGGAGAGAAACTAACAGAAGTCGATTCTGCTTGCGCAAATGATGAAGAATCTTCTAACGAAGATATGGAGAAAAGCAATGGCAACAACTGATATTGTAGTCAAGCCTGAGAGACGGCTTTGCGAAGTAAATGGCGAGTATGGATATTTCCATTGCTGGGCATTGAGACCATTGGGATATCTTAAAAAAGTCGGTTACACCTCAGAAACCGTAGCAATCATCGAGTTTGAAGATCGGGTTGCCTGCATTTATCCTTGGGAAGTGAAGTTTGTTGATGAGGAAAATCATGAGCTTCACTGGATGAACGAGCATGAGAGAAAGGAGAAAAGTGATGAGCTTTAAGGTTGGAGATAGAGTAAAAATCGTTAATGAAGGGCGGACTGGGGTCATTAAAGATCTTTTTCGGTCATGGCCTGTCAGATACCTTGTGCTGAGAGATGCATTATTTAAAGGCGAAAAGGGGCGCTACGCTTCAGTCTCCGAACAGAACTTGGAGCACATTGACCCCGCACAGTATGCTCTTAATGAAGGGTTTAACGACTATATGAAAGCAGCGGGGTATGACTCGAAAGAGAAGGGAGAGGCAATGGATAATTTGTACTATATTGTAAATATAGGTTGCGATAACGAAACTCGTGGATTGGCGATTATTTCAGATGAAGAATTCCCTCGTTTTAAGCAGATTATCGAAGACCTCAATAAGAATTCACAATATGGATGTATGCCGACCATTTCAATTTACAAGATTGATGGCAGCCTTATCAGGCCTGCTAATGATACAGATGATGCTTGTGATATTTTGTATCTTAACAATGCCAAATATGTTCTGGCCAAATATATCTGGAAACCTAGACCTAATGGTCGTGGAACTGAGTTAGTGAAAGGAGTAGAAAAGGTATTATGATTAAAATTGAAAAGACTGATATTCATGGCTGGGAGGCGGCCATTCGTGGGGCTCGGAACTCGTTTAACAGCTGGGATAAGAGTGATAGCGAGTATTTATCATGTTTTGAGGCAAATGCAGAAAATCGGACAAGGCATACTGTTTGCAAAGATAGCTGGAAAATCCAATCCGGAGTTTATCATGTTGGAGATGCGGACCTTGCACTTATGAAGAAGCTCGCTAAGGCTGGGCCGAGTCATGCGAAGTATCGTCGGTTTATTACGGTGACGATGGACGTTACGGGGCCGCTGTACTGGTGGAAGGAGATGGATACCTACAAGGTTGGTACTGTTGGGAATAGCTGCTCCACCATGCATAAGATTGCAGATAAGGAGTTTGAGCTGGAGGATTTCAGCCATGAGCATCTGAACAAGTACAGTATGCAGGGGCTTGAGTATACTGTGGAGGATCTGAATTACTGGAGAAATATCTATCTCGAAGGTGGAACAAGCCCAATTGGAAATGTTCATACTGAAATCAAGACCTATGAGCCTAAGGACAAGGAAGTTTGGTGGCAGATGATCCAGCTGTTGCCGTCCTCTTACAATCAGAAGCGGACGTTGCTTGTCAATTATGAGGTCCTGGCGAATATTTACTATCAGAGGAAAGGGCATAAGCTGGATGAATGGCAGACGTTTTGCGAGTGGATTGAAGGGCTGCCGATGAGCGAGATTATTACTGGGGAGGAGACTGACATTGACAGTGATACCGTCGAGAAATTGGTGGATTGCGGAAACGTCTATCCTATTTCACCAGAAGAATGCCGCGATCTTATGAAAGGAGACTCAAATGACTAAAATCGGAAAACTTTATATTTGTGACCGATGTGGGAATACTGGATTTGCCGGATATATCGGTGGAATTGATCGGTCGGGGTGGATTGATCCTTTTTGTAAATTTGAAAAACTCGAAGGCTGGGGGATCTGGGAGGGGAGAACCCTGTGCCCGGATTGTGCCAAAGAGTATCATCAGAGGCTCAAAGGCTTTTGGAAGGAGAACGGTGACGGAAATGGCTATGATATTGTTGGATGATGAGCAGGTGAAGGATCTGAGCAACGGACAATTGGTAGCATATGATCCGTGCACAATCATATGGACAAGGAAGAACTACGACGAGTTCACTAAACTCGTAAACAAAAATTTGCCAAAAATGTTAGGAGACGAAGAGAATGGCAGCAATTGATATTCAGAATAGTGGCATTTATAACTATATTTATACTACCAATGGCTGCATTGAGTGCATTCATGCCGGAGTATGCAAATACAATAATGATAAGGATGAGTACATAGTTGCTTACAGGAAAAAGATTGTTGATCTTCAGAAAGGATATAATATAGGCCACGATCTTGCAGATATATTGCGCGGCGCTCATATGGTTTGTGAAATCAAGTGCCCGGACTATAAAAGAAGGGAAAAAGTGTAATGCCAATCAGTGGGGAAATTAAAGAAATCGTGGCTTGTGAAAATCTGCGGTGACCAGATTGTGCCAAAGAGTATCATCAGAGGCTCAAAGGCTTTTGGAAGGAGGAAACAAAATGAAGCTTACATTCAGTCAGTTTGTTGATATTTGCCCTCAGGGGTATAGTGACTGGACTGTTGGAATGTTTGAGGATCTTAGAATCATTAGGTACGGTACAGCATATGTAATGTATTCGCGCCTGACTGAAGAGCAAAAATCGGAACTCAAAAAGTATGAGAACGTACGGCTGACAGTAGGCTGGAAACCGTATGCACCTGAAATAAGACATGATGTTGTCTTTATTGGAGATTATGTGGAAGGAGAATGACATTTATGCCTTTGGATGAGGAAGTTAAGAAGATTGTTGATGAGGCGGAGACGAAATGCCCTATTTGTGGGCAGAAAGTCGTAGCTGAAATCAAGGGTGACGCAAAGCACGGATGGTATTTGTGCAGTAAATGTGTGTTTTGTGGCTGGATAAACGACGGAGAAAATTATGCCTAAGGAGGGCTGAGTATGAGTGATTTAAAGTTTGATAAGATGGATCTTGATATGGTTCTTGAGTGCCTTGATGACTTGAAGTATGCGTCGTGCAAAGAGGCAGTGGCAGATCATTACTTTAAGGGCGCGCCAAGGGTCACCACTGATATTCATGGGATTATGTTCATGTATAAGCAAAAGAGAGAACGCTATATTGAGCTCTATATGAACGCAAATCCCAATCAAAAAGATTACTTCCGCTGCCCGAAATGTAAGCGGATTCTTAATGCCCATACGGATTGGAGACTCAAGGCTGAGCATATTATGGGTATTCCAATGTTTGATTCCCGAGATAAAGCAACCGAATTTTACTGTGAAGACTGCGGTTGGACCGGGGAAGAAGCACCGTTTGAGGAGGTGAAAGAAGGTGGAAATCAGGAAGAATAAGGCCACGAAGGACGTGCATCTCTCGCTGAGAATCGGAAAAGATGACCTTCGGAAACTGAAAACAGTGGCATTTTGGAACAAAAAATCGACTTCAGAAGTGATTCGAGACACGATTGAATTGGCTTACAAAGTCGAAAAAATGAAGCATCCGGACTGAAAAATGTAGCACAAAATGGGGCCTTTTGTAGCACAAAAATAGCGTGTAGCACAAAAAATAAAAATGTGCTACAAAAATAGGGCAAAATGTAGCACAAAATTTTTGAGGCTGCAAAAGGAGGCCGTTTGATAGGAAAATCATGAAAAGACCTCAAATTATGCCATATTTAGCATAAAAACAAGCATTTTGTAGCACAAAAATCGAATGTAGCACAAAAAAATTGCAAAAATTACCCTATTTTATTTATATATATGAAATTATGCTAAATATGGCATAAATAGTAATATATAAATAAAAATCCAAAATTTTTTCAAAAATTTGTGCTACATGTGCTACAAAAGTTTTGAAAGGAGATAGACCAGTGAGCCGAGAATCTAATTCTATGGACGAGTATATGCATCAGGTGTATTTATATTTTCCTGGTTTGTTAGGTGAAGTTGTACACGCCAGAGAATATGTTTACTTGATGCTGTTACTTGAAACCAACTCCAAGTATGATTATTTTTATAACCTGACAAACAATGTTCTGATCCCGATCCCGAAAAGCGATCAGGATTTGGACAAGGAAAGCTTTAAACGGATATTTGGAGTGCTGCTTCGACGAGCTCTTGAACATAGTGGTTTGACGCAAGAAGAACTGAGTGAAAAAACTGGCATCCAGCAGGCTCGTATCTCGGATTATCTTTACGGCAAGCATTTTCCGAGTTTTTACCAGATCGATAAAATGGCAAAGGCTATGAACTGCAGTGTGGAGGATCTGCGTTATGTGAAGTAAAAAGTTTACAATTTCCTTGTTGCGGTGGACTGATATTTTGACTATACTGAAAATGTCCGAGGAAACTACACAAGGAGGTTAAGCAATGGGATTGTTCAATAAGAAACGGAAATCAGAAGCTACGGAAGTAGATGTCTACACAGAACATGGTAATGAGATCCATGTCTTCGATGGGCCGGATGGCAAAGTGGAAGTGAGCAAGGTCAATATGGCTGACTTCCTGCCGACCGGCGAACAGTGGTGCCCGCATTGTCATGTGCAGTGCGAGAAGCGCGATGACGGAAAATGGTTTGAGTGCCCAGAGTGCGGTTACAGCATTACTGCTGAGGATGCCGAACTGTTTGGCAGTTATCCGACCGAGGCATCCACTTACGATTGATGATCGCCGCTGAATATTGATATTTTCCCTTATGGCCTGTGCTAAACTGCATGGGCCTTTTGTTTTGCCCTGATTTCGGCCTGGGGTTCGCGAAAAAAACATGGTGTATTATGAGAGAGATAATATGTCCCGTTTTTAACTGTTTTTGGCAGTTTTCAAGGCATATTGTCTTTTGTTTTGCAAAGGAGAAGGCCTTATGGCAAAAGAAAGCAAATTTCAGAAGGGTCTCATTGATGATCTGAAGAAACGCTTCCCTGGCTGTATGGTGCTGAAAAATGATGCCAATTATATTCAGGGCATCCCGGATTTGATGGTTTTGTACAAAGACCACTGGGCAGCTCTTGAATGCAAAAAGGCGGAAAATGCGAACCACCAGCCAAATCAGGATTACTACGTTGAGCGAATGGCAGAGATGTCGTTCGCTCGTTTTGTTTATCCTGAGAACAAGGAGGATGTTCTGAATGAACTTCAACGATCATTCGAAACTTAGAGGGCAGCATGCCTTTCTGGGTGCCAGTAAGTATCACTGGCTGAACTACGACCCCAACAAGATTGCGGAAGCCTACCGCAACTTTCTTGCCGTGGCGATGGGGACCAGACTGCACGAGTATGCAGCGGAATCCATCGATCTCGGTCAGCGGCTTCCGAAGTCTCACAAAACGTTGAATATGTATGTCAATGACGCGATCGGTTTTAAGCTTAGACCTGAGCAGGTTTTATATTACTCTCCGAACTGCTTTGGCACTGCCGATGCAATTGACCTGCGCGGTGATTTGCTGCGCATCCATGATTTGAAGACCGGCAAGGTTCCGGCACATATTGAACAGCTGATGATCTATGCAGCGTTGTTCTGTCTCGAGTACGGTATCAAGCCGTCGGATATTGACACCGAGCTTCGTATCTATCAGAGCGATGATATTCTCGTGGAGAAGCCAGATCCCAATGATATTCTGGCGATCACCAAGAAGATCGTCGAGGCCGATAAAGTCATTGAACAAGTCAAAGAAATGGAGAGTTGAGCTATGTACCAGGATAAACCGCCGATCGAAGATGTAATGATCCACTACGGTGTCAGCGTCATGGATGGCGCTCCTGGCCGTGGCTCTGGTCGATACCCCTGGGGGTCCGGCGAGAACCCGAATCAGAGAACCGATACGTTTTTGAGCCGGTATCGTGAGTATGCTGGTCAAGGGCTTACAGAGAAAGAGATCGCTGAGAAAATGGGTACTACGACCACCAAACTCCGTGTTCAGCTTTCCTATGCCAAAAGCCAGAAGCGTATGCAGATGGTGGACCAGGCAAAATCCTTGCGCAAAGAAGGGAAGAGTCTGAATGAAATTGCTGAAATTATGGGCTTTGATAATGATTCTTCGGTACGTTCTTTGCTGAATGAGAATGCAGAGACCCGTATGCGGCAGAGTACGGCTACGGCTGATAAGCTGCGCGAACTGGTACAGGATAAGGGCTTCCTGGAAGTGGGTCTTGGCGTTGAGCAGGAACTCGGTGTATCACGAACGAAGCTCGATCAGGCTTTGTATACGCTCGAATTGGAAGGGTATAACATCTATAACCGCCGTATTCCGCAGGCTACCAATCCTGCACAGAAGACAACTTTGAAAGTGTTGACGCCTCCCGGTACCCAGTACAGCGAGATCTACGATGCCTCTAAGATCCATTCCGTTGGCGATTATGCGATCTCCTACGACGATGGCGAGACGTTCCATAAGCCGTTTGAGTTCCCGTCGAGCCTTGATTCAAAGCGGTTGATGATCAACTATGCCGAAGATGGCGGTATCCAGAAAGACGGAGTCATCGAGATTCGGCGCGGTGTGAAAGATCTGGACATGGGCAATCTTCACTATGGTCAGGCTCGCATCTTGGTTGATGGAACTCATTACCTGAAGGGCATGGCTGTGTATGCGGATGATCTGCCGGATGGTGTGGATGTTCGGTTCAATACAAACAAGAGCCAGGGCACACCGATGGAAAAGGTCTTGAAACCGGTCAAGACCACCAAAGATGGTGAGATCGATCGAGATAATCCGTTTGGTTCGCTCATCAAGGAGAAGGGCGGTCAAAGCTATTACATTGGCGACGATGGCAAAGAGCATTTGAGCAAGATTAACTGGCGTGCCGTGGAAGGAGATTGGGGCGAATGGGCCGACAAGCTTCCGTCTCAGTTCCTTGCTAAGCAGCCGATTGCTTTGATCAAGCGTCAGCTCGGCATCTCCATGGAAGATAAGCAGTTGGAATTCGATGAGATCAAATCTCTGACCAATCCGACCGTGAAGCGCAAGCTGCTGGAAGACTTTGCTGATGGCTGTGATAAGAATGCTGTTACCTTGCAGGCAGCTGCACTGCCTCGCCAGAAGTATCAGGTTATTCTTCCCCTAAATTCTGTGAGCGAGAAGGAGATTTATGCGCCTAACTACAACGATGGTGAGACTGTTGCCTTGGTACGGTATCCACATGGTGGTCTGTTTGAGATTCCTGTGCTGAAGGTGAACAACAAGAACGCCGAAGGCAAGCGGGTGATCGGCACAAATCCGAAGGATGCGGTTGGCATCAATTCCAAGGTGGCAGAGCAGCTTTCCGGTGCTGATTTTGACGGCGATACTGTCATGGTAATTCCCTTTGGTAAGAACTATAAGATTGCGTCCCGTCCGCCACTGGAAGGATTGAAAGACTTTGACCCCAAGGTAGAGTATAAGATCCCGGAAGGAAATCCGAATCATGTCAAATTGATGACGAAAGCTAATACCCAGAAACAGATGGGCGTTGTCTCAAATCTGATCATGGACATGACGTTGGCTGGCGCTAAACCAGAGGAACTTGCTCGTGCTGTTCGGCATTCCATGGTCGTCATTGATGCAGAGAAGCATAAGCTTGATTGGAAACGCAGCGAATCTGACAATGGTATCGCAGAACTCAAGCGCATTTACCAAGGTCAATACGATGAGAACGGCCAGTACCATGAAGGCAGTGCCACACTGATTACCCGTGCCAAGAGCCAACAGTCTGTGCCTAAACGCCAGGGCAGCGGTGTGATCGATCCGGAAACCGGTAAGAAAACCTACAAGACAGCGGATGATCTCTACTATGAGACCAGCCGTGTAGATAAGAAGACTGGCGAGGTTATCACCAAGCAGAAGATGCGCACGCAGCAGTCTACCAAGATGGCTGAGACCGATGATGCCTATACCCTGGTATCCTACCGCCGTACCAAGGCCGAGCTTGCTTATGCTGAATATGCGAATAAGCTGAAGTCTTTGGCAAATGAAGCTCGTAAAGAGATGAAGGCCACCGGCACCCTGAAGTATAGCCCCGAGGCCAAGAAGGCTTACGAGCCGGAAGTTGCCAGGCTCCAGTCTGCCCTGGCCCTTGCCAACTCGAATAAGCCCCGTGAACGTCAGGCACAGGTCCTCGCTAACGCCCGTATCAAGGAGAAGATCGAGGCCGATCCTGACCTTGCCAATGATAAGAAGATGCTCAAGAAGGTATCCCAGCAAGCTATAGTTGCCGCCCGCCAACAGGTAGGGGCTAAGCGCCATCCCATTACCATTAGCGATAAGGAATGGGAAGCCATTCAGGCAGGCGCTATTTCAGACAATGTGCTGTCCCAGATTTTGGATAGCGCTGACATCGATAACTTGCGGCAACGCGCC